GCGTCTTTAATCCAACAAATAGCGTAGTGGAGCATCGCAAGCTCAAGGAATGTTTGATGACTGAAGAAGAAAATCAGAGCGTTACAGAGGGCGTCGCTCAGCCTACTGAATCAGAACAACAACAGGACGTTCGACAAGAAGCCGTCCAGGAGCCTCAAGGTCGCCCGATCAGTGACCAGGAGTATAACTGGGCCGAGACTCGTCGAAAAATGCAAGAGTTAGAACGTAAGGCTCATGACCAAGAAGAACTGATAGCAAGAATGCAGCAGCAGCAGGCGCAACCTATCGAAGAGGACGACCTAGCAAAACTCTCGGATGACGATATCGTCACAGCAAAGCAAGCCAGAGCGCTTGCACAGCGTATGGCGAGGCAGGTCGCTGAGGACGCGATCAGAGAGAGGGAAGCTTCTACTGTTGATGAACGATTGAAGAACAGGTTTCCTGATTATGAGAACGTTGTAACAAGAGAAAATATTGACCTATTGAAAACACAAGATCCAGAACTTGCACAGTCTTTATATGCCTTGGCTCATGACCCGTATGCGCAAGCCGTTGCAGCCTATAAATTGCTTAAAAGAACAGGGATAGGAGATATGGCTAAAAACCAACCTTCAAAAGCAAAAGCTTTAGAAAATTCCAAAAAGCCTGTTTCAGTCCAGTCGGTGACGAAATCAAGCGCTATAGGCGAGGTTCATAAGTTCGAAAATGGCCTGACACCTGAGTTACGAAAGCAGCTCTATAAAGAAATGCAGGACAGTATCAAGGCTGGGTAAGACTGGGTCTTTTTTTTATTTGGAATTAAAATAATTTATGAGCGTAACTACGACAAGTTCGTTACCCGCGCCCATCCAACAGAGTTTTTCATTTAAACTCTTGTCGGTGCCGGTGCCATACATGATCCACAAAATTCCTGCAGAGCTTAAGGCTATGCCAAGGAATGGTGGTACAACTTTAAGATTTAGACGTTACAATCCATTGGCCACTGCCCCAGTGCCTCTTGGAAATTCTGGTGTAACAGTAGCTCCACAGGTACTTTCGTCTTTGAATATTGATGCCAAGATGGATTTTTACGGTACTTATATTCTTTTGAATGAACAAGTAACTTTACAAAACCAAGACCCTAAGATGTATGGGGTCTATAAACCGACACTGATTGACTTGGAACTCCTCGCAGCGTAGGCTGGGGACAACAAGGGGCAAGTATGGAATGTAATAAGTGTAAAAAGTTTCTCCCTCCGGGAGCAGGAAACAATTATTTTTTAGAATATACTCTGTGTGATCAATGCAGTCATGAGTTCGCCAGATTAAATAACAAAAAAATTCTAGATCTTATAAAAAATTTCATACAGCCTGAACGACTAAGTGTGTTGGACCTGAAAAGGTGTGCGATAGTCTGAACAGCAGCTATATATAAAACTGCTGAGGATGGTCCGAAGAGGCTGTCCCGCCTAAGTTAACTTAGGTCATAAAAGTAACAGAATGGTATTAAACGAGGCCGCCCAAAGATTAGGCGTGTCCTTAAGACAAACCGAAGACCAGCTGATGAGAGACATGCTCCAATCAACTGCGACCTTCGTGAATGCTGTGGGGGGATCTGATGGAGATAATCCAACAGAGATCTCACGCACAGACATAGACTTTGTAGTTAGAACTTTACGTGGAAATAACGCGTATAGCTTCATAACTGGGATTGAGGGCGAGAACCGTTTCGGTTGCGCACCAGTTCGCGATGCGTATTTTGGTCTTGGTCACACTGACCTTATCGGTCAATTGGACAATATCAATGGGTTTATTCAAAAATGGAATTACCCAAATCAACAAAGTACTTTAGATGCCGAATGGGGGTCTGTTGCAAACTTAAGATTTTTATTGTCTTCAGTTGGCTCAGTAACTCCATCAGCTTCTGCGATGGGTGCGAATGTCTACAACATATTTTGCTGCGGGCGCGAGTCCTTTGCAGCAGTAGAGCAAGACGGGTATTCGGCTCAGTTCATTTACCGACCACCCATCTACGACGGACCACTGGCTCTCAACGCTAGTGTAGGGTACAAGTTCGCTGAGGTCCCACGTATCCTCAACGATCAATGGCTTCTAAATCTTCGCTGCACGTTGGCATAAGGAGGAAAAAATATGAGTACACCTATTCATGCTCAAGTGGCGGGTACGTTTTCAACGTCAGCTACTTTAGCTCCAGTTGCTATCTCGATTCCTTCGGGGTACAACGATATTGAGTTAATTAACCTTACTGACATAATGGCGGTGACTAATACTCCCGCCGCTATCGTCAAGGCATTTGGTAATTCCTCGATGCCTAATCATAGTGCCATCACCCTTTCGGGAACCGGCGCGGGTTATGGACTCAATACGGCCGCTAATATCACGTCTGGTTTCTCATTTGTGCCAGATAGCGGAAATCAAACTCCAGGGGCTGCGACTGCAGCTGGCACTGGGATAACCGCAGCAACTCCTGCTGTTATCACATCGGCTTCTACGGCCGGTGTCGGTGATATCATGAGAGTCTACAGCACAACTGGGATGCTGCAGATTGCTGGTTGGGATTTCACCAACACAACCGCAGCTGGCGCGACACAAACAATCACAAACCTGCCAGCTGGTGGCGGGGTAGGAGAACTGGCCTTTGCAGCTCCAGCAACTTCGGTGATTGCGAGGATAATTCCTTTCAATCCTCGATACTACCCCGTAACTCGAAGGATTACGAACATAGGATTGGGCGTCACAACCACAATTCTGATGAACGTAACCCATCAATTTACTGTTGGACAGCTAGTCCGCCTTAAGATACCCGCTCAGTATGGGACCATTCAACTCAATGGGTTGACAGGAACCATTACAGCTATCGGGACTGCCTTAACCGGCAGTACGAACACTATTACGCTCAACATCAATAGTGTTGGCATGACGGCGTTCACGTTCCCGACGAGTGCTGTTGCGGCTCTTGGTGTAGATGTCCCAGAAGTAGTTCCTGTAGGGGAAGCAGCCACAGCTCCTTATGCGAACTTTCTTGATGATGCTACAACCAACGTCTCTGCGACAGGTGTCCTGATTGACACTGGGATGCTAGTTGCGTCGAAGAACTATTCATGGATAGCTCGAAAGGGGCAATCCATCTAGTTTAAAGCCTTAAAATGGCATTTCTTAGGGCCCCTCGTTCTGATGGGCCCTTTTTTTATTCGTAAAATATTCTTAATCTTCCACTATTTTTTCTTCATAAGTCATTGAATTTTAGGAGTTTATAGAGAAAATATTCGTAGATTTCCCGATAGATACAACTTTTATTCGTAGAAGTAACATCAGCTATTTCCTCTCTAGAAATAATCTAAAATTCCGTCGAATTCAGATATCCGGAAATTCCGGATATCTAGTGTAAAGTAAAATATTTCTTTATCTTATAGATACTTTTTGAAATATTGCGAATGAAACCATAACAAGAGGTGTTTCATGGCAAGACCAAAAAAAGTAGTTCAGGAGATTAAAGAAAACATGCCTACAGTGCAAGTAGAAGAGATAAAAGTCATTGATTCGAAAGATAAGAAAGAAGAAATCATTCAAGTAGAGATTCCGACAGCTAAGCAATTGGCTAAAGAGAAGATCAACAAATTGATGGTAGAGGAGTCAAGATTAGTCAAGGGAAGGTTCAGAAATTTTGAATCTCCAGGGGCTCCACAAAGAATTATTGTAAGAAAATATCTTGGAATTCCAGTTTTTGATAAGATAATGGAAGATCAAAAAATGTATGAAATACCTCTCTATGTGGCACGACACCTTAACGGAATTGATGTTTCAGCTAAGGCTTGTGGAGGAAAGATTCACACATGTGCTTGGCCTACTCATTCTTTCCAATGGGAAAATGATAAGCCTATGCCAGGCAGTAGGATGGACGATCAAGGGATTCCAGTTCCTATTATCGGCGTTCAAAAGTGGAACCGTAGATATGGGTTTGAAAGCTTGGAGTTCGATACAGAAGGTTAATATTTAAATGGCCGCTCCTAATTATTTCGTTCCAAATCAGGTTGTTATCACGAAGATAGTTACTCGATTGATAGGCGGCCAACAGACTCTTGGCGTGACGACTACTCCAAATATTTTTAAGACAGGATTATACGTAAGGTTTGTAATTCCAAAAGCATGTGGGATGATTCAGTTAGATGGGGTAGTTGCTCAAGTCTTGGCGCTCAATAATACTCTTTTTCTCGTGTATATAGACGGCACCAAGTTCGATCCATTCATTCCCAATCCTTTTCCTCTCGCAACCCAACTATACGTAGCTCAGGTTATCCCAGTCTCAGAAGATGCGCTCTACCTCCCAAATCTTCAAGAGGCCGTGGTTAATAATAATAATATAATTCCAGAGACGCTTGGCACTATCCCGCTCACAACGCAGTATCAATTGGCACATAGAATAATTCCATAAAAGGTTAAATTTATGACAGCCCCAGGAACTTTAGTAGATATCAGAAACAAGGTCAGGAGAATAACTGGAAGGCCAAATCCTGCCCAGATTTCTGATTTGCAGATTGATCAATATATCAACACGTATTATCTATACGATCTTAGTGAGCAGCTTCGTCTTGAGAGCTTCAGGGTCAACTATCAATTCATGACCAATGCAAACCAGCCAGTATATGATTTTCCTAAAGAGCTTTATTTAACAAATATGCCCCCTATATACGTTGGAGGATATCAAAGTTATTTGACTCAGAGTAGGGAAAATTTCTTCAGGATAAACCCACAGCTCAATCTACTTCAGCAGCAAGTAGCAACTGGTAACGGGACTACGGGAATATATAATTTCGGTGTGACAAATACTCCTGTTATGCCTGGTTTTAAGCGCAATCCTCCTGGTGCGTACATGACAACTCCAACTGGCCCGATTACTTCTGCCCCTGCTAGCGTAATCAACTGGAATGTCGTCGTTAGCGCTCTCGATGTTAATGGGCAGTCAATGACCTTAGTTGATGATGGTGGATGCCAGGCTACTGGAGTTCACGCAAACACTGGACTGCTCTTTTGGTCAGATGCTCTCGATACTGATTTAGGGAGTGCTCATGGCATAATTAATTATATAACTGGTCGGATTACTCAAGTAAGCTTTCCAAGGCTTGTCCCTGCTGGAAATCCTATAAACGCGCAATACATCCCATACGTCGCCAGTCGCCCTCAGACGGCCTGTTTTTACCAAGACCAGATAATACTCTACCCAGTACCAGATCAGGCCTACACGGTTAGTTTTGAGGCATTTAAATACCCAACAGCATTCCTAAGCAATGTAGACGCTCCGCCTAATCCCGCTCAATATCCACAACTTCAAGAGCTTTGGCAACTTCTAGCTTTTGGCGCCTCTGATAAAATATTTGCTGATAATGGCGACCTTGAGAGCTTAAATAAATTCAGACC